TGGTTCCCATTCTTGAAAGTTCTGAGCTATTTGGGACAACCAAGGAAAAGTGGCAACAAGTGACGGATTGAGATCAAATTGTTGAGTGGTGAAGCTGGTTGGCGAATTTGTTCCGGAAACGAGATCTCCTAGGTACTCTCTGTGGGTGATGATGACGCCGTCGGACGAAGAGGCAAAGTTAGCCGGCTCCTGACTAGTAAGTAGAACATTACGACGAATGCGGTACTTACCAAGGCCAGCCCATTGCGACACGCCCGCTCCAGCGTCCCACCCGGCTTTAGCACCCGCGAAAGGCGATCCCATGAGGAGTCCGCCTGCTCCACCGACAACTGCTCCGAGTGCTCGTAAGACTCCGCCAGGTACTCCTTGTGAAGCTTTAGCGACCTGTTTTATATAATATTTTTCGTTTGCTGCTAGGTGCTCAAATCCACTCTGTTTGGCACGTAAGTGTTGAGGTTTTGGAGGAACAGGAGGTGGTTTAGGTTTTTGCGCTTTGCCCTGTTGTTTTTGTTTTTGTGTTTTTTGATTGTTTTTGTTTGTCATACTGTTTTTACGTGGATGCGGTAATTGACTAAACTACCAAGTTTTCAAGCTGTGATTATCTTAAACCACATAAAGTTATTCTATGTAGTGAGACCATGGCACCTGGTCAACCACTTCCACCGGTGGCAATTGGCTAGCCCGCAGACGGTCACTAACCTCACCCCAGATGGACGGTTCCAACCCAGAGAACTCATGGTACCAAGATAGGTCACATTGCGCGGGTCCGGCGGCCTTAAATAGGTTCTTACGTATACGGTATTGCTGCTCCAACTTACTAGGTTTGTATCCAGACAGTTTATCTATCCACGTCTGACAGACTAACGCTGCCGGTGTGCCTGCATTCAGGGACAATTCACCGGTGGCCGTAGCCAATAGTCTTTCGTAGGTATCAGACTGCCCAAAGTGTACTGATGAGAATAAGGTGTCAAGCACCTTGCTTGGTTTCCTCAACCAACGTTTGGACAGTGGATCGATCCTGCTCTGGCACCAGTCGAGATGGTATGGGTCCTGCGATATGCCAACAATTTTGACGACGTGTCCGAAAGCGTTGAATTTATGAACAAAGTCAGTCACAGTTTTTAAGTGTTTCTGTTCCACAACAAGAATCACATCCTCACCATTGACTAGAGTTTCCTTGCTCAAAGTTTCATAAACCGCATCGAACATTGCTTGGGCCTCGTCACTATTCCCCTTACTAGTGTCTTGTCTACCGCTCTCTGTCCTGCCTTCTATTCGGTAATAGCCATCCTTCCACCCTAATTTCCCTGTGCACACCTGCTCCTTGTGCATCTGTTCTATGACTTCTTCGTCCCGGGTCATCTGACAGTACTTAACAGTTCTTATTTGCTTAGATCTTTTGGTCTTATGAGCGTCATATCTTCTAAAATCGAAGCTTATGCCTACTGGGCACTCAAACCTAGAGAACTTGGCAATCAAGAGCTTAGCTGCCTGATGTTGATCCAGTCCGGAGCCAAGCCAGCGGTAGGTTTGTCCATCTCTAAAGTCTTGTGATATCTCACAAAGAGGTTTGATGAACGTAGCCATCACTGCCCTGGAGTCAATAGGGGTGGCTTGAATAAGCCTTGGAACGCCTTTATTATACGGGTCAGGCTTGAGAATTAGACAATAACCTTCAGTCTTTACGAAGGGCTTGGTTTCTCCATGTTTCCTATATTTTAGGCCGAGCTTATATGCCAGAGCATAGGCTGTCCTCTGAGAACCCGAGTAACACGACAAAACGCGTTCAGGGGTCCAAGAGGTCACCACTCCAACAAAAGCTATCTGCCGATCAAAAAAGGCTGAGAAACACCTCCACAATCTATTGAAATCGGGTTTTGTCTTATAGTTTTCATACAACACATGCGATTGCCACGCGGGGACAACCACTCTCTGCATTAGAGCCACATAGCGGTTGTGATGGCAGTCTCTATAGCAATAGCGCTCGCCGGCCCTTTGATATAGGTTTCTGAAACTAAAGGTAAATGCGTTGCGGCCCCAAGTCGGGCCGTTCTTATCTATCGGGTCACCACACGGGCCTGTGGGCTTGCTTGGTATAGTGAGTATGGGTGATGTTCTAACCAAGTGATTTGGGGAGTCCGATTCCCTCACATGGAAGTCCAACACCTCATTTATTCTATGTTTTAAGCATAGCCCAGAGACGCGTGTGAAGCCTTCTAAAAAGGCTGCCCGATTATAGTTCTTTTGGTTCTCAATCCAAACAACTGTTTTATGCGACCTCCAAAAGTGGTAGGTAAGCCGCGAGCCATGCGTGAGACAATCTCAAGCGCATTGGCATAAGCGCCGTTGTTTTGGACTGCGAGGACCATGCGGTCATCCAACAAAGTTGCAGTGTTGTCTCCAGCCATCTGGAAGACCATTTGTACTGTTGCCAACAATGCGGTTGCCTCACTGTAGCCCTCAAGAGCGATATTAGGGACCTTCGCTCCCCAGAACCAATGCGCAGATCGATGTATAGGGTCACGCAGGACATCACCCAAAGGTACAAGGATGATTGCCCAGTGCCACATAGTTTCGACCATACGACTGCCTCCGCGAGCATTAAACGACTTATAGTAAGCCGAGTCCTGGTACTTGCGGTAGGCGTTTGCAACGTGGTTCGTTTGTTTCCAATCACGAAAACGCATCCACTCCCGAACTTTTGACAGGAAGCTATCCAACACCAAAACTGTGATGCTTTCAACCGTGTTCTTGGATGTCAAGATACGGAACGCCGTCGCTTTAGCATCTGGTAGCGACCAGAACGGCACCCCTTCTGACATGTCCAACGCTAGTTGAGCATATTCTTCTTGCCCAATCACCTCTTTGGGCTCAACCTCTATATGCGAGGCGGGCTCGGGGAATGGGTTGGGTGGGAATAGGTTTCTTGCCAAAGGAAGTTCCTGGGCCTCTTCCTGGGTGGTTCCATCGGTGGATTGTGTCGAAGACACTGCACCTCTATTAGACGGTTCCCCGGGAGATTGGGGGTGGTATGTAGGGCTTGCATTAACCCGGTCAAGTGGTCTACCGAGCTTGAAGTCCCAAGGCATACTGTGATTGGTAGTTTTGGGAACTCGAACTGACACATAGTGCTTGGCTTTTCGCAAATGAGCATGTAAGGCGGCCTTAGAGTCAAACACACCTTCGCAACTCTTGCACGGCAACACTGTGTCATCCTGTTGCATTTCAGAC